TAATGCTTTTGATGAAGCTATCGAAAGCGAGAAGGAAGAAGATTCAGTCAAGATGGATATGATTGGTGCAGGTGCTACGTTTAAAAACGTAACTCGTTTGTACAATCAGTACATGATTGACGCTGGTCTTCAAGTTTCTAAAGAAGAAAAAGAAGAAATTATCACTAACACTTTAGAAGGCGCTGACCTTGCTTCAGAAGAAGGTTTTGCAGCAGCTATTGATGCGTTAGTAGATTCTTTAACAGGCGCTACAGAGCGTTCAGCAGCTTCTATCGTTCGTTCTTATGGTAAGAAAAACGAGTTAGAAATTTATGCTAAGCCTAAGTCTGGCGGCGGTGCTAGCCGTTCTAGTTTTGTTAATCGTTATTACGATTTTCTAGTTAGTGATCCAACTATGTCTCGTGAAGAAGCTAATGCTTTTGTTATGGGCGAAGCTGATCACGAAGAAACTTCTGCTAACGTACAGAAGCACGCTTCTCACTACTTAGCTATTTGGAAAGTAGCAAACCGCATAGCTACTGCTTAATGCAAAGTAAGGCGGCAGGTGAGGAGCCTGCTGCCTTTTCTTTAATAAAACTTGGAAAACTATTATGCTAATAATCGGAGCAGGTATGTCCGGAATGTTAGCAGGCCAATATTTCCGCTCTTTGAATCCTTTGATAATCGAGAGTCAAACTAGCCTGCCTAACAATCATAAATCTCTGTTAAGATTCAGAACAGATTCTGTATCTACATTAACAGGCATACCTTTTAGAAAAGTCGAAGTCCATAAAATGATTAACTATAAAGAAAATCATTTTAACGAATCAAATTTATTCCTTAACAATTTATATTCTCGTAAAGTTACAGGCGAGTGCAGAGATAGGTCTAGCATCAATCTTAGCTCTTGTAGCAGATATATAGCGCCAAGTAATTTTATAGATTTATTGTCTAATGGATTGGCTATAGAATATGGTAAAGATGCAGCAGACTATATTCCTTCTGACTTAAATGAACAGCCAATAATATCTACTATGCCAGTTCACATCCTGGCTAGTATGCTAGGCAAGAATTTAAAATGCGATCTTAGAACTAAACAGATATACACAGTTACAGCCACTATAGATGAGCCTAACTGTGATTTATATCAAACTGTCTATTATCCAAATCCTTCTTTAGATATGTACAGAATGTCCATTACCGGCAATAGGATCATAGCGGAATTTACAAAAGATTACTTTAGCAAAGAAACTCCTGCTACTGCTGACGAGAATGCCATACAGTTCTTCATTAAGCACTTTCTTGAGATAGATTTTGGAATGTCTGATGTTTCTATTTCTAACATAGAGAAGCACCATCAAGTATATGGCAAGCTTATTCCTTGTGATACGAATGAAGTGAAAGAGTTCATCCACTGGGCTAGTATAGCTCATGGAATATTCAGCCTGGGCCGTTGGGGTACTCACAGACAGCTTCTTATGGATGATGTAGTATCTGACATAAAAGTAATCGACAATTTAATTCGCAGCAAAGGATATTCAAGATGAAAGTTAAAGTAATAAGCCTAACGCAGTCTCCAGTAGATGTCCTGCTGTTTACTAAAAACACTAGACTGAACATGACAGCGGATAACATGGATGCTATATCTAAAATGTCAAAAGATGCTAAGCAGAAAGAATTAGAGTACATGGTAGATACTATCCGCTCTAGTTGGGAGTTTGTAGATTACACTGTAGCCATAGAAGGTGTTACTAGAGCTTTTACTCATCAGCTAGTTAGAAACCGTCACGGAAGCTACGCTCAACAAACTATGCGTATATTAGACGTTTCAGGATTTGATTATTTAGTAGGCCCAACTATTGAAGCTGATCCTGATCTACTTGAGATTTATTGCGAGCAGATGGCTTGCCTAAATGACACGTACAATTTGTTAATTGAAAAAGGCGCTTCCATAGAAGATGCCAGAGGTGTGCTGCCTACTAATATTAAAACTAATATTGTGGCTAAGTTTAACTTGCGCACACTGGCTGAAATTATCTCCGCTCGCAGCTCCAATCGAACTCAAAGTGAATACCAAGACTTTGTAAAAGCGTTGAAAGAAGCTGTTGTAAAAGTCACTCCTTGGGCAGAAATGTTTCTTAATAGCAGAAAACATTTTGCTGCTCAGCATTTACAGTCTTATGTAGAATCTAATATGGCTGACAAAGACGACAAAATATTTACATTAAAAATGATAGATTTGCTAAGGAAATAATATGGCTATTGGAATAGATTTAGATGGCACCCTAGCGGAGTATAATGGCTGGGTGGGTGATGAGCACATAGGCGATGTCATTCCTTCTATGAAAGAATTTATCCTTGAGCTTATTAGCAAAGGAGAAGAAGTGATAATATTCACAGCAAGGGCAGTTGATACAGAATCTATTGGTGTCGTATCTGAATGGCTTGCAAAGAATGGCATTCCTGCTTTACAGATAACAAATGTAAAGCTAAAAAAAATGAAATCTTTTTATGATGATAGGGCTTATAGAGTCGAGCGTAACATGGGCTTTGACAGCACAGGAAAAGAAAGTAAAGTACCAGGCATACTAATTGATGCTTCTGAAACCTTCAAAGAAAGAAATAAGCTGTATGGAAATGCTTATAAAGATTTTCACGGCACAGCAATGACTGCATTCTTTCCAGAAGGAATAACGCTTAATACAAAGGCTGACTTCAATAGATTTGCTACTTTTAATGCTATCGTAGCAAAACTGGGTAGATACTCAAATAACTGGTCTCAGGGAGGCCACAAAGACTCCGCTCATGACATTATTAACTTTGCTGCTATGCTGGAGGAATCCTGTGAAGATAGCTAGTGTAACCAATCACAACTCTAATGAGTCAGTAGGAGGCGGATACATTCCTGCTGTAGCCTTTAGAGACTGGTGTGTAATACTAGGGCATGAATGCGATCTTATTCATTACATGGATGGATGTATTGATGTTATAAACAAAGAGTATGATGCTCTTTTCATATCAAATCCTACTGTTGAAATAAAAGCATGCGAGATAGATATACCTTATGTCGTAATGATACATGCAGAGTTTGATAAGATGTATGATGTTGCATGGAAAGACGATGCTAAATCTATGATTACTATAGATAAAGATCAAACGCATTGGCAGTATGATGAAGAGATATTCTGGCATCCTTGTACATTGCCTAGCCTTCTAATAAAAGGCGATGAGCATTTCAAAGATGGCAAGAACGGCACTATTTATGCTGCTAGACTATCAACTTGGAAGAATGCTAATACGCTAATGGCATACTCTAACATGAATATCTTTCAAGATGAGTATGGGCCAGTCCACATATATGGCAAAGCAAACAATGAAGCATTTGGGGAATTCTGCGACTCTGTTTTATCTGATGTAGAAAGAATACCTATGGTATTTGATATACATGATATGCAAAGAAAGCTAAAGCACTATAAATATTTCTGGGATGTATCTGGTAATTTAGATTACACTCTTAATATAAAAAGACTTAACCTAGCAGCGTTTGAAGCTATGAAGCAAGGGTGCATACCAATAGTTGATAAGGGTGCAATCCCTGAAGAGCTACACCCATACTGTATTGATTTTAGAGACATAGGGAATGCATTTGCAGCAAAGCCAAAGGATATAAGAGATTGCCAAGATAGTGAATATTTCACTTATGAAAGCGTTAAAAAACAGATAATTAAAATACTAAAGGTGTTAGAATGAAAATAGTAGCGTTTGATACTGAAACAACTGGTCTAATTAAGCCTAATGAAACTGACATTAAAAAGCAGCCTTATATCACAGAGATATTTTGCGCTAAGCTAAATGAAGAAGGTGAGATCATAGAAGAATTCGATCAGCTTATAAAAGTGCCTGTAAGCCTATCTCCAGAGATAACTCGCATAACTGGCATAACTGATCATATGTTATCTAACATGCCTACTTTTGCAGAGATAGTTCCAGACTTGGCTAAGTTCTTTACAGGCGTGGATGTTATAATTGCTCACAATTTAGCTTTCGATAGGTCTATGCTTGCTAATGAGTTATTGCGCTGTAATAGCCTTTTAAAGTTTCCCTGGCCTCGGCATCATATCTGCACTGTAGAGAAAACAATGCACATCGAACAGCGGAGGTTGAATCTCACTGCCTTACATACGCATTTGTTTGGAGAGGGCTTCCCTGATGCCCACAGAGCTAAAAACGATGTACTCCCGCTTGTACGCTGTTACAACGAGCTAAAACGGACTGAGCAAATATGATTAATCTAACCATCAGAACAGAGTATAGCTTTAAAAAGTCATTCTTGCCTATTAAAGATATACACAAATATGTTGTAGATGGTTGTGTAGGAATAGCTGACGATCATAGCACATATGGTCACATTCCGCTTATGAAGCAGGCTGAGAAGCATGGCTTTAAACCTATCTATGGTGTACGTATAAATACGCTGCCAGACGATTCTAAGCAGCGCACTTGTAATCAACCTTGGATTTATATAGCTAAGAATAATAAGGGCTTAGAAGAAATTTACAAGCTATTAGAGAAGGCTTTTGATCAGTTCTATTATATACCTAAACTAAATTTTAGCGATTTAGAAAGCGTTTCTAGTAACGTATATGTTGTAGCACCTTACAGCTATGACGCTCAGTACGATTACATAGCTTGTGGCCCTGGTTATAACCATCCCGGCACCTTAGCAGTCAACAATAATAATTACGGTGAAGTCTTTGACGAGTCTGTATATCAATTGTTAGCAGGATCAAGAAAACACGGCGATGGATATATTCATAAATTTGAGTCTTGTGTATATCCTCAGCACATTCTTAGCAAAGAAGAATTTATAACTTATTATGGTAGAGCTAGTGTTCCAACTACTGTAGAAGTAGCAAATTCTTGCATTACTGAGATTCCCAAAGCTGACATGGTAAAGTGGTCTGGCAGCAATGACATATATGGCGCTTGCATAGACAATAAGAAAAAAATAGATGTTTGGACTGACGAGTATCAAAAGCGATTGCAATATGAAATAGAACTCATAATCCAAAAAGATTATGTAGATTATTTTATGATCGTGGCTGACTTAATCAAAAACGCTAAGCGGAAAATGTTAGTTGGCCCTGCTCGTGGTTCTTCCGCTGGTAGCCTAGTGTGTTATCTGCTTGGCATTACGGAAGTTGACCCTATTGAACATAGCTTAATATTTGAGCGTTTTATAGACGTTAATCGTTTTGACTTGCCAGATATTGATATTGACTTTCCTGACACTAAACGAGACATTGCTATTAAATACTTAAAGCACAAATATGGCAAAAGTAAAGTTATGTGTTTAGCTAATATAAATAGGCTAAAAGCTAAATCAGCTATTGGTGAGTTTGCCAAAGGATTAGAGATACCAGCATATGAAACCACTAGTGTAAAAGATGCTATTATTGAACGTAGCTCTGGTGACGCTCGTGCAGCTATGTGTATTGAAGATACTTTTAGCACGACAGAAGCAGGTAGTATATTTATTAAAAAATATCCTTCTATGAGATTAGTTTCAAAAATAGAAGATCACGCTGCCCATGCAGGTAAACATGCTGCCGGTATTTTAGTTGCTACTCTTCCACTCGCTAATTACGGCGCTCTTAATAACAGAGACGAAGTAATAATGATGGATAAGAAAGACGCAGAATACTTAGGGCTGTTAAAAATAGACTGTCTTGGATTAAGAAACTTATCAATCTTAGAAGGTGTGGCTGAACAGATAGGAAAGTCCATTCACTTTTATTATGATCTTCCGCTTGATGATCCTGCTACTTACAGGCTGTTCAACTCTATGCGCTTATCAGGAGTGTTTCAGTTTGAGGGCCAGGCTCTGCAGATGATTGTAAAACAGATGGGGGTAAGTGACTTTAATGACATTGCTGCTATTACAGCTTTGGCACGTCCAGGCGCTCTTAACAGCGGAGGTACTGCTAGATACATTAAGTACAGCAATGGAGCAGAAAGCCCATCTTATTATTCAGATACTCATAAAGACATTACTGGCGATACTTATGGAATCGTTGTATATCAAGAACAGATGATGGAGATAGCTAGACGCATCGGCAGATTGTCTTGGGCTGATACTTCTGATCTTCGTAGAGCAGCATCTAAGTCTATGGGTGACGAGTTCTTTGGCAAGTATAAAGATAAGTTTATCACTGGTGCTTTAGAGAATGGCTATAGTGAAAAAGATTCACAGCAGCTATGGGTAGATATTTCCGCTTCTGGCTCGTGGTCTTTCAATAAGTCTCATGCTGTTAGTTACGGCCTGGTGTCTTACTGGACAGCCTGGGCTAAAGCTAATTACCCATTAGAGTTTGCTGTAGCTAGTCTTAACAACACTAGTGATTCTAATAATGCCATTAAGTTATTAAGAGATTTAGTTAATAATGAAGGCATGGAATATGTGCCCGTTGATCCTGATCTATCGGACATATTCTGGTCCACTAAGCAAGGCAAGCTAATAGGCGGATTAACTAACATCAAAGGAATAGGAGAGTCAAAAGCTAAAAAGATTATGTATGCTAGGCAGGGCAAAACTGTTCTGACTCCAGCTTTATATAAAGCTCTTATGAATCCTAAAACAGAATTTGATATTATATTTCCAGCTAAACATTATTGGGGCTTTCTGTACGATAACCCAAGCTCTGTAGGTCTTGCAGAAGCTCCGCTTACTATCGTGAATATAGATGGAGCAGGTGAGTATTTATTTCTTGGCAAGCTAATAGATCGCAACTTACGTGATCTTAATGAGCAAGTGTTCTTGGAAAAACGCAAAGGCGAGAAAGTAGAAAAAGACAATCTTTATCTTAATTTTAAGGTAGAAGATGACACTGATTCTATCTCTTGTAATATAGGTCGCTATCAGTATGAAAAGCTAGGCAAGGACATAACTGAAAAAGGCCGCATTGATAAAGACTGGTATCTTGTCAAAGGATCTATTAAATCAGATTGGAGAAGAATAGCAGTAACTGAAATAATAAACCTTAATAATTATTTTAAAGATAGGGTACAGATATGAAAGTCACTCTTTATAAAAAAGATGTTAATGGAGCTATCCGCGTTTGGGAAGGCCATGGGTTCATAGAAGATGGGCAAGGTATTATAGAAATACAGTACGGGCAGTTAGGCGGCGCTATTCAAACTCAGACAGAGTATATAGGTGAAGGCAAAGCTGCCCGTACACTAAAAGAGCAAGTAATGTCAAGGCTCGCTTCTCGTATTGGCAAGCGGAGAGATTTAGGCTATGTTAATTCTTTAGAAGAAGCAAAGAAT